CATTTAAGTATTTAAAAAAAAGAAAATGAACTTCAATTTTAAAAAATTTTTAATTAATTTTTAAAGAATGATTCTTATGTATCTTCCTCATCATCACTCTCAATTAAATTAATAATATCATTTTTCTTTTTTTCAACTTCTAAAATAACTACTTCCTCATCTGCTTCGCTAGCTTCTTCCTGTTCCTCTTCTGCTTCACTAGACTCTTCCTCTTCATCTTCCTCTTCTGATTCGCTAGCCTCTTTCTCGTTATTAAAGAAAGCATCTCTTTCTATATCGGATTGGGTTTCATCCATATCATTCTCATAGTTTTCTGACTGAATTATTTCAATTGTTAATGGAGAACGACTAAAATTCTCATATTTATTTGAAACCTTAGTCCCTCTCAGATTGTAACTATGTGTAACATTATTTAATTCTGTAGTTTGATCAATTAAATTTTCACCAGCTAGTTCAAAACTTGTATCGTCATTCATGTATTCCTTTTCAAAATCAGGTGAAAGGTCATTCTGAGTAATTTCAACTAATGAAGGCATTTCATCATCTGTATCTGATTCGTCTAATTTTTCTTTTTTAATTTTAACTGTTGAATAATCAACCTTATCTGATACTGAATATAAAGAATTAACACACGAATGAATCTGAGTGATTAGTTCTTCCATAGTATAGCGAATATTATACTTATAATTAATATAATTTTCGTCTTCAGCTAATTCTTGAATAATATTTTCAATACTTCTAGAAATATTATTAGCCAAATAGCCTATTATAAAGAATCCACTACTAGTAAGTAGGAATAATAGACTAACCAGTCCTAGTATCTTAGTGCTAGTAAATATAACCATATTAATACATAAACTTTTGAAAGCGGTTTCCGTCATCATAATTATTTTATCTATTGGTATTTATTTAATATAGTTTCAATTTTTTTTTATAAGTATATTAAATAAATTTAATTTAATTCAATTCAATTCAATTCAAATTGTCGGAAATGAATTTATTAAGAGCATCACTAGTTCTAGGACCTTCATAAAATTGAGAGTTACCGTCTTCATCTAAAAACATTATTGTTGGAAATCCTTGAATATTGTATTTTTCTAAATCACCCCCTGCTTCACTCATTTCGACTTTTTTAACTCTTACAGGACCGTTATAGGATTGAACAAATTTATCCCATTCGGGTGAGAATCTCTTACAGTGTCCACAATTGTTCATATAATAATAAGTACATGATGAAGGATTTCCAAAATTTTCAACTTTTGTTGAAAAATACATAAAAATAGAACGAATTACAACAAATAATATAAAAACGCAAACAACTTTACATAAAGTAGAACATTTATTAAACATTTTTAATATTTTATTCATTATATAATAATAAAATATTTTAATTTAAAAAAATATTAGTAGTAGCAACAGATTTATTATAAGGAATATTATTTCTTTCACACCATTGAATACATTTTTGAATATTATTTTTTTTAAATGTTTCTAACTTTTCATTCTTATTTTTACATCCAATCAAATTAAGAGTACATGATATATTTTCAATTTGTTGTTGACCAAAAATAGCATTATATTCTTCAATTTTGTTAATATAAAAATAATCCAAATTAAAATTAAAAAGACTAGAAATAAATGGTTTTGATTGTAATTTTGGATATTCTGAAATTATTTTATTCATTAGTAAATGCTGAGGTTCTTTAAAATATTTACATACAATGTATTTTTCTGAATTGGCTAATCTACTGGTATTTGGTTTTACAATAAATACTTGTTTATAGAGTGTAGATAGTAAATACATAATATCACTTGTTGTTTTAGTAAATATATCAAAAATTTTTAAAATGAAATGTCCATTCTTTTTTTGCATAGCAATAGCAAAACTAACTTGAGCAAATAATAAATTTGTAGCTAGTGATTCTTGTTTATTAAAATCTATGGAAAAATCGAATCCTCCATCTGCTGTGATAACATTCATAGAATTACCATAAGTATCCTTACAATATTTCAGGTTATCAACAGACAATAAATCACCTGTTCCTGTAATACCCGCTTCTATTGTTACATTAGGGGTAGTTTCTAAGAATGATGTAGACTTCTTCCAGCCAGGAACATTATTATCATCACCTACCAGAAGTGTCATTCCATAATATTTATCAGATTCATTTTTTCTCAAATAAGATGTAGCTTCAATAAATCCACCTGGTCCTTCGGCTAAGTGAAATGTATTAATATCTTCGTCATTAAAATCATCAAATATATGTAACATATTGGACATTTCAATCATCTTATAAAATGATCGTGAAAGAGGTTTATATTTACTAATAGAATTTTTACAACTAGGAATAATAGTATGAATAAATTCATATGGATTAGTATATTTTTTAACAAAATCCCAGGTTTCATAATTATCGTCAATTTGTTTTTTAATATTATTTAAATAGCTGTTTAATGTTAAGCTTAATTCCTGACTATTATTTTCATCAGATTTAAGTTGAAGTTGATCTACATTTATAGTATTATGTAATGGAGGAATTAAAAAAAAGCTCATAATGATAATATTATTTGTGTCTATACTTTTAGGTTGTTTTTAATATATGATATTAAACATCATCTTCCAATCGTAATTTTTTCTTGAGTTTCTTAGGAATTTTTTTAGATTTATTATCAATAGATTGTTGTTTTTCCGCGCTTTCTTCAGCTTCTTTTTCGTCTAGTTTATTCAATTGTTCTTGGAATTTTGAACTACCTATCATTGTATTATAGACAGCATTTGTATCTACATTTCTAATTTTTTTATATATGAAATAATTGTTATAAAATGATATTTGTTTCTCTTTTGGAGTCATTTTCATTGCTTCACCATATTTCAAAGTATTTTTTGGATTCTTTTTATTCTCTTGTTCCATTAGACCATACATTTGTTGAAAAGAACCGACACTACTAGGTAGACCAATATCAGAACATTCTTCTCTTGATAACAGAACAAATCCATAATTTTCCATCAATCTATTGAGATAATCAAAGTTAACCAAATATTCTGGAAATGCCTTATTGATAGTTTCTTGGAACACATTTATTTTACAACCAAGACATGTTTCATTGTCTTCAAATGTTTTATGCTGATATTTTTTAGTAATTTGCCAGATTTTTTTTCCACCTTCGAATAATGAAATACTATCATCTTCTTCTTTATTTTTAAGACTATCGAATATACTTCTTCCATCATAACAAGTTCCAATAAAATGTCCATCTACTTTTGTACACTCACTAACATTTTTTAAGAAATTATTTAAGTCTCTTTTATCCTTAAAGAAATAATGTAATGCGAATTGACATGAACTAACATTAAATCCTTCACTACCCTTACCATATTGTTTATATACACCCATACCTAACTTATCTTTTTCTTTTGGTCCCTCACCAAAGACTGCTTTTGTTATTTGTTTATTTTTTTCGGTTTCAATAGCATCAGCATTTCTAATATTTCTTGATGAATCACCATGAACGAATAAACAATGTGGCATAACTTTGAATTTTCTTCTATCATTTAAATATCTGGAACAAGCTCCATCCATACGGTTTTCAATATTATCTTTAGAATTATCTATTCCAAAGACAAATGATAAATTAGCATCAATCCATTTTGATAAATCTCCACCTTTACCAACGGCAAAGTCGATTAATGTGTTACCTCTTTTACTAACTACTTTAATAAGTTTTTTCTTAATATATAATCTATGAAAATCTCGTAATCCCTTTGTTTGTGAGAAATTAGAAATTTTATTATAATATACATCATCATCTGCTAATTCATCAGGAATATTATTACCAGTTCTAATCATTTCTTCCGTAATTGGATTATGAATGCTGTGCCAATTACTATTAGCAACTTTATATGAATTACCATATTGAGGAGCACCTTTTCTATATTCTTCAGTTTTATCATATCTGACTCTTAGAGGAATCCATCTCCATTTATTTTCTCGTGTCAAATCATATCTAAATTCTACAATTATTCCATCTCCAAATACTTCCTTTTCCTCTGTAAGTAATTGTTTATTTCCACTTTCATCTGTTTCTAACATTACATTACAAATACCAGCTTCAGCATCAAATGGATTGGTCGCAAAGAATGGTAATGGTTTATATAATCGTTCATTATCATCTTTAAATGATGGAACTTTGTCGTTAATAACATCAGAGCATGGATTCATATAACCATCGCGCTCTTCGTCGAATCCAACACGAAGAATAAGGGTTTTATATTGGGACAGTTGTTCATATGCTGAAGCATCTACTCCACCTTGAAATATATTTCCAATAGCATCTCCACTACCATTGGCATCTTTTTTCGTAGTAACTAAGAAATCAACTGTATTAAATTGAGGAGGTTTCCATTTAAAAGCATGTTCCCAAGTTGCCCTTTTTAATGGTCCAGCCTCTCCAGGAATGTTACCTCCGGCTCCTAGCGTAGCGGGTGTAAAGATTAAACCATCAACCTCATATTCATATAGCCCTTGTTTTTCTTGGTCAATAATAGTATTACAACACTGAAATATACTTTGTGATTCATTTTCTGCTTTAAAATTTTTATGATCAATACGCATCGGAGATGGTTTGTCAATAAACGATGATACAGCATTCAGATTTTGAATAACATTTACCAATACAGGTAATCTAAACTTAGTTTCTATTTCACTTGAATCAACATCACGGATGAAAGGATTTGCTCTGATATCTTTTTTATTCACAATATAAATATCAAAAGCAGCATATAGATTAATAAATTCTCCCTTTTTATTGTGTAAAATATGTTCACCATCTAATATAGATTCAAATAAATCAACATTTTTTGTAAGCGCACCTGTAAATTGAATATTCATATTCGTATCTATTAAGAATATCTTACCATCCTTATTAATAAATAATAACTTTCTCATACCATCTGCCTTTTCTGTAACAGTATACTTATTACGGATATTAGGAGAGATAACATCATCATTAATTGGAGAAATGTTAATCATTTGTAAAGTTACTGGTTGAGGTCCTAAAAACATATTGGATCTCATTCTCATTTTAGCATTGTAATCCTTTTTATGAACCAATTTTAAATACTGAATTCCAACATCATTTATTTCACTATATGGAACTGGATAATTGGTATTTTGTAGTCCAGATAATATTACTCTAATTGCTTTTTTTAGAATATTTGATAATTTTTTAACATCATTAAATTCAGTTCCAGCTCCAACTAGATTGTTAACAACTTCAAGTTCGATTTCGTATTTTTCTATATCATTAAACACATCAGCTGCTTCAATTGTATATTCAGGTTTTTGTTGTAATTGTTTTCGTCCTCTAAATTCAACTTCTTCCGTTTTTCCTTCTTTCACTATACTTAAATCAAATCTAATAGGATAATCTCTATGCTGAAATGTGGTTCGAGTAATATATCGAAATGTCTTTTTATTATCATTCCAATTAGATTTAATATTTTGAGCAAATGAACTATTAGATGAAATGGATTTTTCAGTTTGAAAATCTGCTCTTAAATTATAATCATTAATATCTACAGGTCTAATTTTTTTGTCATTAATAAACACAGCTGATTTTTGGACAAAGGTAGGGTATATTCTGTCAGTATCAATAGTATTTAATTTACAATATTCTTGAATCTGATGTAAACCGTTAATTTCAACACGGACATTTGATTGTTTTGTTTCGCCAGTTTCTTTATTGGTATATTCACTCTTCATTTTTAAACTAGGAGCATTATTACTTATCATAACCATACCAAACGATTTAAGCCTTTGAACAACATCATCAAAATTATTTTTTGATATTTTTCTATATCCTTTTGTTCCAAAACGAATTTCAAACTCTGGTGTTTTATCTGTTAATGTATTAATATTTTCTAAATACGTACTAACAATATTATCAAATTGCTGTTGGGGAGTTAATTCCGTCATTTGTATATATACTTTAACATATTATTTTATATTTGTTTCAATTTTAAATTTAATTTTTTAATTTATATAATATTTTCTCATACATTTGAGGTTTCGTTAATTTAATTGTTTCGATTTTCAACCGCTTACATATGTCTCTCAACTCATCAGCTTTATAACTAGAAACTGCTTTTAAAGGCTTATCTAAATTTTCTAATTTCCAAAAATTATTGCGGTAATATTCAATCTTATCAATTGTTACGCTCTGCTTTAATCCAAAGTTGTTTTCATATTTTTCAATTAAATAAATGGGATTATTTTCATTAACAATAACTTCATAATATTTTTGATTATCAATATAAAAAATATTTATATTCTTAAGATAACATAAGGCCTTAATAGAAGTCATTGTTATCATTTTATTATGTGCTAATTCTGTTTCTACTGTATTTTTACTAACCTTGATAGGTTTGAAGAGGGATTTATTATTTCGAAATTCTTCAATCCATTTATATTTAATTTCCTTTTCTTTTGTAAAATAATTATGTACCATATCATACTCTGAAAGATTGAATAAAATAATATAAAAACACCAAAATAATTTGTCTTTTTGTTTCGGAAAAAAAACATCATTTGATACTGTTTTCGTAATTGTAACCTTTTTATCTTCTTTTTTATTTGTAGGTTTTACATTATTATTGTTGATAACTTCAATATTACATATGTTTTTTGAAGTTAGCATATAATCATTTGCTTCATTTAATATATCTTCGACTCTAGGCATTAAGTTGTATAGAAGAATTATCTTTATTATCTTTAAAATATGTATTAGATAGCTCATCTTTCTGAGCTTCAATATCACTCAATTGCTTTTCTTGTTTGTTAACATACTTTAAATAGTCTTCAAGTTGTGTTATTGTAGAATCCTTAAGACTAGTCATATTAATAAAAATACCATTTTTATTTTCATTGATAGTAATACTATCATCGCTTTTTAGTATTTTCAATATTTCCACTTGGTGAAATTTTGATAATTCTTCAATACTCTCCTTCAAACAATTTAAATTGCTCATTTATATATTAAATTTAAATTGTTTTTAAATATATTACTTTAATGTTAATTTTGGCATTTTCTTCACACCCTTTTTATACCTATCTGACTTTGGTTCAACGATTTCTCCGATGATACTTACTTGTTCATCATTTAATTCATATCTTTGACCAATCACTTTTGCTGTAATTTCATCACCTTCTTCGACAGTGCTAAAATATTTATTATTATAATGATGGTCTCTAGTAATATAAATTACTACAGGAGACACATCCTCATCAATAACAGCTCTAATACAGGCTTGTGTTTTATTTTTGATAACACATTTAATTTTCATTCCTTCAACTGGACAACAAACTAGACATTCAAATGCTACATCAAATTCAATAACATCTTCAAATAACACTCCACTAGAATAAGTTAATACTCTTGTTGAATCAGGTTTAATAAATCCCTCAATAGTACACTTTCCTTCAATATCTCTTTTAATCTTATTTTGTAATAATTCCTTAATATTCTTTCCTACTTTCTTGAAAGGGACATGAATTTTCCTTGATAACAATGAATTCATATAAACTCCAATGTCACCAGCTTTTTTGCGTGTATCTTTTTTCGCTACTTGCGTATCCATATTATTATATAATAAGAAGTTTATTCTTTAATTGTCTTCAATTTTATTTTATTTAAAATGAATTTTTTCCAAATCATTAATTATTGCTTCTTCTGGTGAAAGAAACCATCTTTTATTGTTTTTATTTGTTTCATTGAAATATCTTAAATACATTTCTTGTAAAACACAAAATTCAGTTTTATTTATACCTTTTATATTTTCAGGTGTGTATTTCACATTTTCATCTTGATCTTTCCCAATTATAGTATTTAATAACTTAACAGCATCACTTTTACCAGATTGGTCGCATCTAGCTCCCTTACTTCTTTTGTCATCCATATTTTTCACTTTAAAAATATTTATTTCTTCATCTTTAAATGGTCCCATAAATCCTACATATAAATTATAATCTGATAGAGGAATGATTAATTTTTTAATAGACATAGCCAAATCTGTATAATCCTCTTGTTTTCCTTCATTCCATGATTTACTTCCTAATACCAATAAAGATTGACTATTTTTATTTAATTTAAGATTTTTCTTGGATAAAATAATTCCTTTAATACCCTTATTAATTAATAATTTATCGTCATAATAATTCTTAATTTTCATTTCTATTGTATCTAACTTATCTTTAAAATAAATATAATTTAATATTTCGAAAGTTTCATTAAATGATAGTTTTTCTAGAATATGTCGTAATAAGAATACTGTAAACATTTCATCATCTATTCCAATATCATCTTTTAACAAATTCTTAGTATGAATAGTCGCTAAATATAAATACCAATTATCTTCTCCTCTTTTAACTGATTCTATTTTACTATTTCCTGTATTATAATTCTCTTTAATTCTATCTAACACATCTATATTTTCTACTACATTAATACTTTCTTTAATTACAATATCATCGTTAGGAATGTCTATTATTTTATCAATTATCTTTACCTCCTCTACATTCATATTAATTGGTAACGAAATCATATCCGCTTTATAATCAATTGGAACCCGTCTATCAAAAACACTAATATTTTCATTAGTTAATTCAATTGGTTGAAATAAATAATACTCTTCAATATTAATTAATCTACCAATTCTGTCATATTTATCAATCAAATAATCATTTCTGTCGTTAATTAAGGATGTCAATGCTACATTTATTTGTATTAATGGATAATTTCTCTCTACATTTATTTCACTAATTAATGTATCTTTTTTATAAAAGAATCTTTGTTTAAATAAATTTCTTATTCGTTGAATAATTTTATCAGTATTAATAAGAATAAATGCTTCGTTATAAGTATCTAATTTAATTTCCTCTTCTGTAATTTGTTTGAATGGTTTACATTTAAAATCACAAGTATCCATATAATCACACGATACCGTTTTTGCTTTATCACCAATAGGATAATCAATTATCATTTTATTAGACAATTGTTGTTTAACAATAGTATTCATATTTTCTTCTGTAAATAAAGTTTGATCAATATTTAATAAACAATCTACAGATGATTCTTTCAGAATTCTACTTACTCTTCCTATTTGAACAGCTTTCATTTCTGCGATTCTATAAATATATAGATCAACTGCTTCATCGTCTTCATTATTTAATAATGTTCCATATAGAAATATCTCAACATTTCTCTCTTTAAAAGGTAGTTGTTTATGACTACAATTTCTAACAGCTCTTCCAATAATTTGTTCAACCAAACTTAAGTTATACCACGGCTCCATAATATGAACTTGTCGCAAATTTTTAAAATCTAGACCTTCTGAACCGGTCATTGAAATAATTATTACCTTTATTTTCTCTCCATTTTTATTATCTTCATCGGTTAAGTTTTTAAGATCATAAACCTTATCGGGTGATAAAGCCTTCTCTCCTGTTAATAGGGTATAAGTAGCAGGTCTAAATTCTCCTGGATTATCCATTTTATCTTTAGGTAAATAAGTCTTGGAATCTATTACAGGATGTTGAGATGTTTTAAATAAATTTGATGCTTTGTTTCCAAATCGTGTAAATCCAATAGATTCAAGTGCTAATGCCATTGGTATTACTCCTCCGTCAATAAATTGACTATAAATTAAAACGATACCATCTGAATTATAAATATTATCAACAATGTTTTTTATTTTTCCACTATATTTTCCAATATTTTCAGGAGAGAAAATCTTTCCAAAATCATCATTCTTATATTCGAAATTATTTCTAGTTGGAGGATTAGTTGTTTCCTTCCATTTCATACATCTTTTTAATCCCTCTGAACCTAATAAAATTTTAGAATCAAATTTTGGACTATCATCTTGTAATAATTTTGTTGGATATAACATATTTAATGCTTGTAATGGTTTCTGTAATATTGTATACCCAAATGTATCTAAATTTTCAAAACTAGGTAGACCTTCTTTTTTGTTGCTAGCCTTTTCTTTTATGCTATCAATAATATAATTATATCCTATCTGTTGAAATGAACCACAATTTGTTACATAGACATCTAGATGTTCTAATGGCTGAAGTATATCTTTTCCATTTAATTGTTTTTTAGGATATGTTAATTCTTTAAATGTATTTTGAATAGAAAATAAGGACGGAAATATACGATAAGGAAATGTATAAGGGTTTTCTCCTCTAACAAATGAAACATATCCTGTTGATTTTCTTTTAATCAATTCTTCACCAATATTAGTTCCATCTGGACCAATTAATAAGTTTCCATTAGAATCAAATACATCTTTTAATTCAATAGTAGAGCGGTTATCATTTTTATTCATAATATTCAACAACCATATTATTTCCTTGTAACTATTATACATTGGAGTAGCAGAGAGAAATAATAATCTTAAATTGTCTACATAGCTTACTAATTTCAATAATTCTTGCGCTATCCTTTTATCTTGTTTTTCACCAGTAATTCTGATATTATGAACTTCGTCTATTACTACGAGTCTGTTATTAAAATGCTTTTTTAATTTTCTAATTACCTCCATTTTTTTCTTTTTTGGATTCTCTTCAGTTACTTTTGAAATATTTTGAATATAATTGGCAAATTCAGTATATCCTAAAAACAAATAGGAATTATTAATAATTCTTTTTATTTGTCTAATTACCTTTTCTTTGGATAATCCTTTCATATTCATTGGATTAATTTCTTTTAAATATTTATTTCCTGTGCATGCTCTTAAATTCCATAATCCATCTATCTGTTTCAGTTTTCTCTCATCAAATAATTGGAGTTTAAAGTTTTCTTGAACATTTGGTGAAGCAACTACAATAATCCTCTGTGTAATTCCTAATTGTTTTAAATAATCTCTCATCTCTTCTGATACGCTAATGGCACTACATGTTTTACCTGAACCTAATCCATGATATAATAACAAACTGTTATAAGGAGTCTGAAAACTTAAAAAGTTACGAACAAACAATTGATTCGGAGATAATTCAAAATCAGCTTCACATAATTTTTTTGCTTGTTCTTCAATCTCATCCACACTAAAAATTGTTCCATCATATTTCGTTTCATTAAATTCTTTTTTGAGAGCAATTTTAATATTAAACTCTGGATCATCTAATGATGGATATAAGTTTTCAAATTTATCTTCATTAGTAGAAATAAATTTTCTATTTAAAATCTCTCGTTTATTAATAAAAGAATTACTATCAGTATCTTTATTGTCTAAATTTATTTTATCAAAACCGTCATTAGATAACAATTCTATATTTTTCTCAGATAATATTGGTTCATCAACTAATGATAATTTTGTTTTTTTTCTAGGCCTTCGTTTAGGTTTTTCCATAATACTTATATATTATTAATATAATCTATATTCTTGTAAAACTTTATTCACTTTATTTAAAATATTTATTTTTTCTAAATTATATGGTCTAATTTTATCTATACATTCATCATAATATAACCATTTAACTTCACTTACTTCTGTTTCTTGAAATGTATTTGTCGTTTTTATACAAGGATCTATAAATCCTATAAAATATTTATGCTTATATGATTTCATATTAGAACCTGTAAAAATCTCTTCATAAGGAATTATATTTTGAACTAACTTAATATTTGACTTAATATAACCTGTCTCCTCTTCAAATTCTCTTAAAGCACAATTTAAATCTTTTTCCTGAAAATTTCGTCGTCCCTTTGGAAATCCCCATTCTGGTTCGGCCCATAAGGTATTGCTATTTTCTATTAATGATTGTAAATTATAACATTCTTTCGACTCTATTCCAATAAGTAAAGCATCGTATTTTTCTCTAGATGTTTTTTCTTCTCCTCGATATTGAATTCCTACATTTTCACCCCATAAATAACTCCATAATTCATCAAATGAACTTGATTTTATTTTTTCTTTTTCATAAACAGACATTTCATTAAATATATTTAACAGATAATGATAATTATATAATGGATACTTACCTCGCATAAATTCTACAAACCCTAAACTATGTTTCCGTTTAATCATAAGGTACTGTAACTTATTGTTAAATAGCCTAAATGTGATTATTCCTACACTAGTTATTGGATGTTTACATGAATGAAATTGATGGCCGTTTTTTCCACAATTATTACAAAAATTAAATGATTTACTCATATGCTATATGTTTATTTATATATCTTTTTATATTGTTTCTATTTAATGACAGATAAATTATTGGTTTTTATTAATGACATTAGCTGTTTCATATCCTCTTAAAGCTAATGATACAACCCAGAAGAAGTATTATGATTTTATTTCTAATTTACCATTATTTATTCCACATCCTCCAATAGGAAATAAGTTTAGTGAGTTATTAGACCAATATCCTGTTTCTCCTTATTTAGAGGGAAAGGATGCTTTTTTGAAGTGGACTCACTTTATTCATAATAAGATTAATGTAATTACTGGTAAGGATAAAATAACACTTACAGAAGCTCTTGAAAATTATTATGATCTTTATAAACCAAAAGAAATCATATTACACGAGCAAATTAAATATAGAAAAAAATTATTATTTGGAGGAATTATTGTCGTATTAATTGGCGGTGGCTATTATTTATATAAAAAATAATTCTCTCTACAATATAAGAGAAATTATGAATAGAACAATTAAAAATAAAAGAAGAAGAAATAGAAAAGGTGGTGAGGCATTAGCATCTGGAGGATTTGGATGTATATTTAAACCTGCTATCAAATGTAAAAATAAAACTGAAAGAATTACTGGTGTTAGTAAAATGTCAATTGAGCAACATGGTAAACAGGAGATGTCAGAAATTGAAAAAATTAAAAAAAAGTTGGATAAAATTAAAAATTATGAAAAATACTTTTTACTGGATGTTGAAATGTGTTATCCTGATAAATTAACAAAGGAAGATATGATTAATTTTGACAAAAAATGTTTTGCCCTTACTAGATATAATATTAATGAAAAAAATGTTAATTCAAAATTGAATAAACTTACTATTCTTAATATGCCTGATGCTGGTATTGACTTGAAAGACTGGTTAGTAGTAGATGGAAAAATTACCAAGGATAAAATGTATCTATTGAATGAATTAGTTGTTAAGTTATTAAAAAATGGCGTTAGACCTATGAATAATGCGGATGTAATACATAATGACTTGAAAGATAGAAATGTGATGATCGATAAAGAAATGAATGCGAGAATTATTGATTGGGGATTGGCTGGTGTAGTCGTGAATAAAGAAATTCCAAAAGAAATAATGAATAGACCACTACAATTTAATACTCCTTTCTCATCAATGATTATATCAGATGAATTTAAATTAAATTATGATATTTTTTTACAGAGAGTTAAAGATGGACTTATATTATTTAATAAAACAAATGTTAGAAATTATATTATTAATGAGTATTTAATAAAATTAGCAAGGTATTATGGATATTATGATGATAATGTTATTTTATTTAAAATGATTTTCTCTCCAGGAATTAGTGACGAAACTTTTTTGTCTGATGTTAAGAGAGATAATTTAATCGAATATGGTTATTATCTTTACTACTTATCAAATTATATTACAGATATATTAATGAAATATACTGACTCTAATTATAACTTTGATTTGAAAAAATACTTTTTTGAGGCTTATTTACATAACAGTGATGTATTTGGTTTAATGACTGTCTATTATAATTTCTTTGAATTAGATTTATCTAATATTGACTTAGATGATGATGGTAAGAAGATATATCTTAATCGTATTCGTTCTTTATTAGTTGAATATATTTATTCTAATGGTGGAGAGAAAATAGACATTAATAAATTATGTAGTGCTATTGAAGAATTAAATCAAATTATTAATTACGATAATAAAATTGTATTACACAACACATCTCATAGTAAACATAGTAAAACTAGAAAATCTCCTAGAGCAGTAACCTCTATTATAACTAAATCTAGAAGCAAAAGCAAAAGTAAGAGTAAAAGCAAAAGTAAAAGCAAAAGTAAATCAAAAAAATAAATATAATCTTTAAAAAATAAACTTTATAAATATTATATGAAATTAGAATTATTAATTTTAGTAGTATCAGGATTTTTTATAGCAAACACATACTATGATGGAAATTATGTTAAAATATTACAGTCTTGGCAAAAATATTTTAAAATGGCAGGTTTTGCTTTTGCTGGATTAAGTATGTATTTATTTATAAAGAAAAACCCTTCCGAATCCCAGAGCATTGTTCAACAAGCCACAAATATAATTAAACATATGCCTAGCGGACAATCTTCTTTAGATGTTCTTAGTCCGTTTATTGATTTTACTAATCAAACTCCATTTACAGGTGGTGGTAATCAACAACATCAAGTGAATCGTATTATGGAATCCGGGAAAAAAGGTACAAAAAGATGTGTTAGTGAAACAAAAAAGAAATTTGTTGCTTCACAACAGAGTTGGAAATGCGGACATTGTCAAATTCAATTACCTGCTTGGTTTGAGGTTG